TGCAGCCGCTAATACATTGGGAGCATATTTAGTCGAATCTGATATCGAATCTGATGATGTCTCTGCGTTGTTTGCCAGTATCCCGAATATTCCAGGTAAGGAGTGCGATGGGACAGCGACCTCAGTTACTTACAAGACATCCAATCATACCATAACCGGATACATTCTACTCTCAATTCTGAGTGCGGGTGTTCAGGTTGTTGGGAGGGCCGCCGCCGCCGCCGATGCTTCGAGTGCAGATGCTGATATACACATCGAGAGTATTCTCTGAGGCATTGAAATGACTACAAATTATATTGGAGGTATATGAAATGGCAGATACAGGATATAGTACGCCAATAGCCGGGATCATCACGAAGGGAAAACCCCCGATCATTACACAACATAATGTCGGGACCGTTGCCGATTGTTATCCCGGAAGATTGGTAGTACTAGAGGACACAGATTACGATGTTAAAATAGGGGACGGGCTTGTGCCGCCCCTGGGATGGCTAGGGTGGGAACAGGCAGATATTTCTTCGAGGCCCGCGAATATCGAAAGCATTTATACAGTAGATAGAGAAGCTCCTATTTGCAGGGGTGGAGGATTCTCAGTTTATGGTAAACTGGTGAAACCTTGCGTGGCTGTAAAGGGCGACCTACTTTGTTCGTGGTCAACCGGAAGAGTGGCCGCGTGCGAAATGATCGATGGACTTCCGGCAATAAAGATTCCATTCAGCAAGAATTCAGCCGCAAAGGACACAGGACTTGATCTCGTAGGCAATATGTTCGTTGCCGGATGTTTGATAAAGGCTGTGACCGTGACGGGCAGTGCCACAATCGATGTCGGAATAATCAGCGCGAGTGAATCCGGTGATGAGGATGGTTTCCTCGATGGGGAATCTTGCGCTACGGATGGATATGTGGTCCATAATACAGTCGATGCCACTTCCGCAAATCTCACGATGGGCGATTATCTGATCGAGACTGAAATAAAGTCGGCAGATGGTACCGCATTATACTACCAAGTTCCTGTGGTACCGGGTTATGAATGCGATGGAACGAAAGTTTCTGTTGAATACACCACATCCAACCATACGGTAGCGGGTTACATCTTGCTATCGATATTAAGCCCTGGAGTTCAGGTGGTTGGTAGAGCAGGGGCAGCGGCTGATGCGTCGAGCGCGGATGTCGATATACACATAGAGAGTATCCTCTAGGGGGGAATAAGAATGACTACAAGTTACGCAAAAGCGGCTAGGTACTTCGACAAGGAAATGGTCGAACCACTCAGGCAACAGCTCATAGGGAGAAAATTATTCCCTAAGGTCGTTAATCTAAAGCCTGGTGAGTTTAACGTCGATTATGATACCATAACCGATATGAGCGCGGCACAGATTACGAGGACTTATCCGGATGATAATGTTTTCAGAGACATGATTAAGGTGGAAAAGACCAATTTGAGACTATGTGTTCTTTCCAAGGGATACGAGGTTCCAAGAGAAGATTTTGAAGCCTTCAAAACCAAGGGGAAGGATTTGGATGGTTCGGCCATGCTTTCGGCGGCCCATAGGGTTGGGCAGTTGGAGGATGATCTACTCATCCAGGGTTGGGTTCCAGATGGTAGCAATTATACTGTTAGCGGTCTATATCAGAGTGCTGGCAATGATGCTACTGGCTCAGTAACATCGTCTTTCGGTGGGATGTCCACAGGAGTGGCAGCTGCATTTGCACTTCTAATGGCGGACGATGTTTCGGGTATTAACTATAATCTTGTCCTACACGCTACGCAATATTCCGAGCTAATGGCATCGAGAAGTACCAATGGAGTACGGGAATGGCCCGACATAGTGGATATGATTAACCCAACAACTGGTACTAAGGGAGAAATCTATCAGTCCTCGGATATCACGGTGGACACTGCGTTGATGAGCCCTGCAGATTCAGCGGGTAAATATATCGACCTAGTGAGGGCACAGGACTTCAAGAACATCATAGGTGAGGATTCCAAGATACCGGATATCTCGCCAATCTATGGTACGACAGTCTTGGTAGAAGTTCCACGGATCAAGCAAGCCAACGCCATTTGCAAGATAAATACCCTGTGAGGTTAGGGGGCAAACTAACCATCCTTCCCCTGCATTAATGGATATGAGGTGAATAAAATGGGAATAGGTACACCACAGGTCTATCCGGTCCCCTCGGTTAAGTCGAATGAGTTTAAGCAAGCACTCCCCACGGCAGAAGCCGCTCTCACAGATGATATAACCACTGACAATCAGTGGGCCAGTTTCTTGTATATCTACTTCGAGGGAAGTGTTACCGGCATTCTGAGGGTATCGAGAAAGGTAGGCTCAACGACCGTGACAGAAGATTTGAATGAGGGCATAGCCCTGACAGCGACATCTGGCTATATGTTCACTGTCCCGATAAATATAGACGATACTATAAATCTTGTATATTCGGTGACTACGGGAACGTACAATCTTATAGTCTATGACGTGGGGGCGGAGTAAATGTTACCCACCCCTCCGCAGGGTACTAAGTGGGACGGTGGAAGAAGAACCGATGCCGCCGCCGCCGGTGTACCAACAACGGCGGATACAGCTTATGCTTATCTTAAGCAGACCGTCAATCTGTTGTTATCTTTAGAAGGCGATGTTCAAGCTCATCCCGATGCAACTAGACAGGTCGAACTACTCAACATATTCGAACCTGGAGTTACATTCTACGATCCATCTGGTGGATTGATAGGAACGGCTGATATAACCCCTGGAACGCATGATGTATATAGAATAAGGATCGCGACTGAGACAAAGATAGTCGATGATGTGGCTTCCTCTGAGGCTGCTGGAAGAGTATATGTCGCTTATACTGTGGACAATACCAATTGGGCCATAGGCGACCTAGGATATGCTCTTTTTAAAGGTATTGTCATCTGGACCGGTACAAGCTCAGAAACGAGTATGCCCGATATACCTGTATTCTTTAGAGTTGTAAGAACAGGAAGTATTCAGACCACGGTTGAAACGATAGACGATAATACAGAACATCTATATGCGCTCATTGATGGTGGAAGCAACGCTTATCCGGATTCAGTAGTACAGGAGAGTGTCATAGCATATTTGATGAGTAAATCATCCGATCCTATAAATACATCTTATGATAATACTACTGACTCTCTAGAGGCCATCTCTGATCTGGTAACCGATACTCACGCCGTGAGAGGAACAGTTTCAGATGTAGGTGCTGCCGCTACTGATTTCGATACTGATTTATCCGAAGGCACTGACAACCACTATAATGGAATGCTCTTAATGTTCCTTGACGGTGTTTGCGCTGGTCAGGCACATCTGATCGATGATTATGCCACGGCCAACGGGAACTGTACCTTTGTGACATCGGATCAATGGACGGAAGCACCTGGAAATGGGGATGCGTTTATCATAATCCCTGATTCCGGAGCGTACTTGAAGAAGATATTTACGATAGCAGACACGGTAAATACGAGTGTAGGAACCAATGGCGATGCCGCAGGAACGACCACCGTATTCGCAAGATTGAAACAGATAGTAGATACATATTTAGGCAATGGAACGATAGGACTAGCTGTAATAGAGGGCTATGTCGATGATATTGAATCCAGATTAGGAACACCTGCCACAGGTACAGTAGCCGGAGATGTCGAATCTATCGAGACGAAAGTAGGAACCAACGCAGATGGTGTTGGAACCACGACGGTCTTTGCTAGATTGGCTCAGATAGTTACCACATATCTATCAGACGGAACGATAGGATTGGCGGCCATAGAAGCATTGGTGGATGATCTTGAATCAAGATTAACGGCACAGAGAGCATTAAATCTCGACTGGCTGGATATAAGCGTATTCAGCCAGGAAACCGCAGGGGCGGCGGACTCCAATGGCACGTCATGGGTTGACCTGCTCGATAAATCCACCATAACCAAACCTACTAAAATCTGTGGGTTCAAGCTGACCAAGGCCGGAACATGGGCAGGAGATTGCAGGGTTAGGATAACCGATGGTTCGGCTACCAAGATATTCCCCTTTGCGGATTATTACACCGAAGGAACCGAATTCAATTCGGGAGTTCAGCACACATTGAATTTCACAGTGAATGTTCCGGTAGCTGATGGTTATAAGATACAATTTTGTTCGTCAAACGGCGGGGATGGCGTAGGCGAAACGCTTGCATTGACGAATCTTGCCATAATCGAGGTGGGCTGAAATGCCCGATTCGGGCCTCAAGCATGGGGACTTCAAAGAGGGAATTGCTACTATAACCGCAGGAAATACCTTTGTCGATGTCACCCATGGTTTCTATACTACGCCTCGTTCCGTGATGGTTGAGCCAGATAGTGCGGAAGGGGTGGATCACTATGTCCCGGATGCAAACATAGGAGCTGTCACTTTCCGAATATCTATCTCGGCTGCCCAGTCGGTGAATGTTCTATTCAAATGGATTGCGGCGGTGAGTTGAGATGGCCATTCATGTTCACGCAGGCTTCAAGGCCGGTGGCGAAGTAGACATGAATTCAGAGAAGCTGAAGAATCATTCCTTCCTGGACATTTTCATGGATGTATTGGCCGAGGATACGAATCATGTCGTTGCTGCTGAAGATCTAACTGCGGGCACGCCGATTGACTGTGTGATTGCCGCTCAACCGGATGTCCCCAGGAACGTAACGATAACGATAACCGATGCGGATACGTCGATAACTGCGTTCTCAATTACCGTGGCAGGAGTGGATGCGAAGAATGTTGCGATAACCGAGAACTTCGTGTTCGGTGGGGGACTCGTTCAGACGGGCGACAAGGCATTTGCCGTCATCTCTTCGGTAACGGTTGATTCGATTACGGGAGACGATGCTGGTGACGTGCTCGACGCAGGACTTGGCAGTAAATGTGGTTTAAAGAATCCACTTACTGCTGCTGGTGACGTGTACAAGGTCAAGGACAACAACGCACACATGGATAGTGGTGATTACACAGTCAACACTACGAATGACACAGTTGACCTTTCGACGGGCGGGGCCATCGGAGCAGGCGACGATTATGAGGTCTGGTATATCTGTTCATGAGGTGAGCTAGATGAAGATGGAAGAACAGGACAAGATGGAAGCGGAGATGCTAGAGCTGCAGGACAAGCTCGTAGCGTTGAGAGAGCAGTTCGAGGCGGACATTGCACCGAAGAAGGAAGCGATGGACACGGATTTGGCTATCCTGAGAGTGAAATTCGAGGACGATGCCGAGCTGCTGAAGTCGCAGTATGGGGTGCATGCGGACAAGGCGATAACGGATGTTGACGAGTCGTGGAAGTACACCGTGATGAGCGAGCAGAGAGTGAGGATTCTGGCTCAGGTCGATGAACTTCTTCAGGAAGTGAAACACTATCTAGCTTGGGTCATTCCGAGACCGTTCAACTACGAGAAGAAGGCGGATGGGAAGATTGAGGTGAAGTAAACGGCACTAAAGAATTGGTCGGCTGGTGCTGCCGGATTAGCTTCGGTAGGTGCGAATTGGATTGGTGGAGTCGCACCTGTCGCTGGAGATGATGTTCTCTTTGATAATACCAGTATCAACAACTGCACCTGGGATTTGGCTATCGCTCTTCTTACTTACAGTCAGAACGTTGGTTATGATGGACTTGTGACTGTTCTCAACGTCGATGTCGGCACGACAGGAAACACGACAATCAGCTCAGGGACATATAAGCCTGATGTTGGACAATGGTGGACTTGTGGAGGAAATTGGACAAAAGATGGTGGAACAGTTCAGTCTTACGCATATAACTTAGAGATGACGGGGGATGGGACCGTCCTCAAGAGTACTGCTAATGCGTTTATCTCAGTGAAAATGTCCGGGAATGTAAGTACGGATTATACTGGAAGCTTAGCATTTAAAAATCTTGAAGTTGTGGCTGGAAAGACCTTCAGCGCATCGGCTGGTGACGAGATTTATATGAATTGGGGGGTTGGTGGATACACCCTAACAAATAATGGAACGATAGCAGGAGATGGCTCATTTCGTATCTTATTCGAGAGCGCAGATTATTCTACTGATTTGGGGGTCATCAATTGTCCAGTTGAACTATCTTTATATCCCACATCTGGGGCCAGCCATAGTCTAACATTAACAGCAAACGCAGTTCTTGGTTCTACTCTTAATGTCAATTCGGGTAGTGCAACCTACACAATGACCCTCGACACCGCTGGTTACAACGTATCATGCACTGACTTAACTCTAGGGGACAGAGGGATCGTTAACCAGTCTAGTGGTGGAGTAGTCGCTTGCACTAGTTACACACAGTCTGGGACCGACTCGTTGTTTACTCAGGGTGCTGAGGTTACTTGCAATGGTGATTGTGACCAGAGTGATGGGGGTCTGGCGGGGGATAGTGCGAGTGATTTTATCGTGAGTGGGGACTTCACTCGTACGGGTGGTACTGTATCTAATCTCATTCTCAAGATGACTGGGGATGGAAAAACCATAACTTCTCTAGGTGCTGATAATTACAAGGGCTTAAAGATTTTTAACAATGTTTCAACCGTTGCGGGAGTCATTCAATTCACAGCGAATCTTGAAGTTGATACCGGGAAAATCTTTGCCATTAATGCCACAGGTACAGTTCGGGTCTATTATTACGCTGGGAATACATATCTAAACAATGGTATAATCAATGGTGGTGTTCTTCAGATATACCTATACGATGCAAACCAGACGATAACCTTTGGAACTGTTAATGCTAACATACAAATTTATGCTCATTCTGCTGCTACTGCAGACCGAGTCTTAACCCCCGGAGCAAATACCACTTTGGGTTCAACCCTTACCGTACAATCGCTTCACGCAACGTACACAACGACCCTCGACACCGACGGCTACAACTTATCATGCACAGGAAAGGTAACATCGGGGGTCAGGGGAATAATCGACTTCGGAGAAGGAGAACATCAATTCGGAGATTCATTTGATTATTCAGCAGGAGCAATCATCGCAGGCACTTCCTTGCTCATCATGACGGGTGAGGACAAGACGATAACAGGGAACGGCAGCGACAAGCTGTGGGACCTGCTCGTCGCTCACAACGCATACTGCACGCTAGGTGCTGACCTGACCGTCGAGAACAAGCTGATGCACAACGACCGCTTCTTCATCTCGGACTACATGCCCGCAGGGTCGAGAGTACGTGACGAATCACTAGCACTTTCGCTGGACATGGAGACGCTGTCAGCCGGTGACATGAAGGACTTCTCGGCAAACGGGAATGACGGAGCGATAACCGGAACGACCGTTGTTGGTGGCAGAAGGGGCATGGCGAGACGCTTCAACGGGACGACCGATATCATAGAGATGGGGGGCCCCGTATTAGTACCGGACAATGTCACGATATCCGTGTGGGTCTATGTGATGGGAGACGGGTCTAGTACGAGGAACGGAATCACTGAGTACATCAACGGCTTCCTTACGAACAAGTTGGAAATAGCGAATGCTGACGACAAGATTCGTGCCACTTTCCAGTACACTGTTGAAGACCTAGAGTTGGCCTCGAACAACGCAATCACTCGGAATCGGTGGTGTCATGTCGTATTCCGTGTAAGCGTGAACACGGGGAACATCTTCATAGACAACGTCCTCGACGCAAACACGGACACGAAGACCGGCGTGATGGTTCTCGGGGGCACTCACACGGTCCTCGGATGCAGTCAGCCCTGGGCAGGCAACAGGAATTTCAACGGGATTATCGACGAGTTCCAGGTTTGGGCACGTCCTCTCAGCGATGCGGAGATTGAGTATCTGTACTTCGACGCACTCGGCGGAATCGACAAAGCAGGCTACGCACTGGAGTATGACGCCAACCAGCATGTACATGCGGCGATGAAGATGGACGACGTAATCGACATGGACGTTCATAGTCTCGTCGGAATAGCCGAGCAAGACCTCCTCAGAGATGTCTTGGCCGCCGCCGCCAACGCAGTACACGCCGCAATCGCAGGTACGGGGGCGAGTCAAGATATCGTGGCAGGAATCATCAACCCCGATACCCCGAGGAACATCTCGCTGACGACAACGAACAACGCCGCTCCGTCTGGCGATGTTGTGATAGAGGGTGTTGACGCACAGGGAGACGCAACGACAGACACGATAACGATTGTTGCTGGTGGATTGGCGTACGGCGTCGTGGCCTTCTCAACCGTTACCAGGATTACTATTCCAGCGGGTGTAGGTGGTGCTGATACTGTGACTGTTGGAACTAGCGACAAGGTGGGGTTGAAGAATCCCATTTACTCTTCATTGGATGTATTCAAAATCAAGAAGAACAACGCAGATATGACGATTCCTACGGTAGACCCTGATTATGCGACTGTGGATTTGGACGCGATAGGCGGAGGAGACGATTACACCATCTGGTACAGGAGTGTTTGAGATGCGTAAGAATCTGAAAACAGATAGGCGAGCATTACAGACCACGAACCCCGTTACATTCGGTTCTAGTTCGATTACTGGCCAGGCCGCACTCAGTGGGAGCGGTCTAGGTTCCATAAGGCTCCGCCCCGAATTAGATCAAGCCAAAGTTGCCGGAGCAGGTGCGCCGACACACGTAATGGTGGGTGTGTTCCCGGGGTATTCCATACCTACGGCTGGAGCCGCTGAGATGTTGTACTTCCGTAGTTGCGTACCTCGAAGATGGGATGGAGTATCGGATATTAACATCCATGTTCATGCCTGCTTAGCTATTGCGGTGGTCGGAGCATCGAAGGATTTCGCTATTACAATCTCATGGGAGCATTACGCAGAGGACGCGGTAGTACCAGTGACATCTAACTCGGTGACCTGTGTTGATGTGGCGACGGGAGCGGACGCCGTTCAATACCAATCCTTTGATATAGATTTCACCATCAACTATGACATCGACGGGGCCGGAAATGAAGTAAAGGTGGGAGAAATCGTCGGCTTTGAGTTGGACCGGGTGGCTCCTACAAGTACAGATGATTATGCGGGGGAGATAATCATTCTGGGAGTACATTGCGATTACCAATGTGATAAATTCGTGGGGGCTCCATAAGAGGTAAGGTGATTAAATAGCTATAAGAAAAGGCGTACCGAAAAGAGACGGAAGCGGAAGAGGAGTAAGAGCGAACAGAGGTCGCGGAGGATGTGCCAAGACCAAAACAAAAGGTCAGGGAAGTAACCGAAGATGACCGTGGTATATGACGACATAGCAAAGATGTCCCCCTATACAGTAGATGATTCGGGGAATTTCACTGAGGCGATATTCGATTATCTCAGTGCGGTTGCCAAACTTCAATTAGATAAGGAGGACCCAGGACTTAGTTCTTCCATGTTTGATTATGCGTGGGCATTACTGATATGTCATCTATATACCATTAAGAGAGGATCGGCGGGATTTAAATCAGAGAAAATAGGTGATTATTCCTATGCTCAAGACCCAGGCATGACCAGCTATCTGATGGAATACCAGGATATCCTTAAAACATTCAAGACCACGGAAACCTACGATGAGGCCGACGTTACGAGGGCAGACGCAGATATGGGTGAATTGAAACTGGATCAGAACGATATGCCGACATACTACGAGGATTGAAATGCTAGAGCATCTATTGAATCAGAGTATCAGCATAAATGTCCGTACGGGACTTGACGGGTATGGAAGAAATTCATATTCGGAGACCACCACGGCATATAATGCAAGGGTCCAGCCAAAACTACAGATGGTGTTGGACACATCGGGGCAGGAGAAAATATCATCTGCCGTGATATATGTTGCCGGTTCTGCAGATATAGATGTGGAGGATATGATAACTCTCCCAGATTCGACCACGCCGGAGATAATCAAGATTACAAAGGGCATAGATCAATACGGCAACACAGAATATCGGGCGGTGTATGTATGACCCACGTCACCATTACGGGAGATGAGGCGGTCATTAGGAAGTTAACCAAACTATCCGCCAAATTGCCGAAGATAATAGGCAGTTCTTTATACATGGAAGTCCAGAAGATGATGGCCGTTAGTAAGGGGACTGAGTGCCCTAAGAAAAGCGGGGACTTAAGGCGTAGCGGTCATGTAAATGATCCTGAGATTAAATCCAATCTTATAACCGTAGAAGCAGGGTATAACATGGTCTATGCCGCCAGACAGCATGAGGAATTGGGATATCGGCATAATATTGGGAAGGCTAAATATCTGGAAGACCCTGCCAAAAGGTTGGCGGTTAATCTCCCCTCTAAATTGTCTGCAAGAGTAAAAACGAAGATGGGGGCCCTGATATGAGTTTGATAGATGATGTGGCCGCTTACCTTGCAACGAAAAGTGTGGGCACCGTGGGGACAGACTTGTTTAAAGGGTTCTTACCCGATACCCCTGCCAACTGTGTCGCGATATTTGAGTATGCTGGTTTCCCTCCGGAGATACCGAATCAAATATATTATCCTGGGTTACAAGTACGAGTGAGAAATACAAGTTATTCAACAGGAAGAGCGAAATTAAAATCCATCGAAGATGAGTTGCACGGCCTGGTCAATACCACATTAACCAGCACGATCTATTTGTGGTTCTTTGCCGAAGGGGTGAACTATCTAGGGTGGAAAAATGAAATGGTTGAGTTCACAGAAAATTATCAGGTTGCGAAAACATCATGATGGAATACGGAGGTGAAAGATAATGGCAGCATCAGGAGCAGAAGCGGCACTAGGACTGACCTTCGCCAAAGGTGGGACTGGGATATCGGAGATAACTTCGATCACGGGTCCATCTACAACGGCGGATACGGTAGAGGTGACGCACTATACGTCAGACGACGGGTATAAAGAATTTGTCCAGACGTTTAGGGACGGCGGGGAGATAGTGATAGAGGGTAATCTGGATGCATCAGACGACGGACAGGTGGCATTGATAACCGATCTGAACGACGGTTCGAGTGATGCTTATACGCTTACTCTACCGAATACAGAGGCGAGTACATGGACGTTCAGTGCGATTGTCACCGCATTCGAGACCCTACAACCTAGAGATGGGGTCATAGGATTCTCCGCGACATTGAAAGTTACCGGAAAGGCATTATTCACGGTGTGATCTAATGGCAGCATCAGGGGCCGATTCAGCAAAGGGAACCGTACTCGTTCGGAACACTTACATAATCGGAGAGGTAAGCAATATAACCGGTGTCGGTCTATCTACCGATACGGTGGAAGTCACGCATTACGCATCAGACGACGGATATAAAGAATTCGTTCAGACATTCAGAGATGGAGGAGAAGTTACCCTAGAAGGTAATCTAGAAGCTGCCGATACCAACGGTCAGATGGCCATCGATACCGATATGAATGCTGGAACGAGACAGTCATGGAGGGTAATATTTCCAGTACTGGCGGTCGCGGATTGGAATTTCTATGGTATAGTTACGGCTTACGAGAGTACTCAGGGTGCGGATGGCGTGATAGGATTTACCACGACCATCAAGATAACCTCGAAACCCACTATGAATACTACAGCGAACGCCGGACTCACGACACCATATTTCAGCATTGACGATAACTCAGATAACACGGTAGCTCCATCTCCGGCGGCGGCAAGTGGTACGTATGATTATACCGCCACGGCACTAACCGGGGCCACATCAGTTAATGTAACCGTCACCGCAACAGCTGGTACTATCTATGTCGATGGTACGGAAGTGGCGACCACTGAAGAATCCGGGTCTATAACTTTGGGGGATGCGGGTACGGAGACCGAAGTATATATCTGGATATATGAGGCATCTAAGTGTTCGAAGGTTTACTGGATAAATATCCTGAGAGCAGCGAGTTAGGTGATTGAATGGGTAAACTAGCACCAACAGTGATATTGGATTTGGATAGGGAAAGAAAATTCGTCTTTAACTTCCTAACAATATGGAAATTCGAGGATGCGAGTGGAAAGAATTTCTCTGAAATGTCGTCCGAATCTCCCGAAATGGCTAAGGACCTGGGCGTGAGGGATACCTCATATCTTATTTGGGCTGGTCTAGTTCAAGAGGATGAGGAACTAACCGCTGAAGATGTGGCCAAGATGATCCACACTGGTAACATTAAGGAACTCACAGAGGACTTAATGAGCCTCATGGGGGTTGTCGAAGGTAAAGGGGGGAACGAAAAAAAGTAAATGGGCCCATAGATTGGTATGATCTGTGGGCCTTCGGGACATTATCCTTGAACCTCACCGAAGAAGAATTCTGGGGATGCTGCCCTAAAGAATTCAATGCCCTGGTAGAACGTCATAATATATTGGAAGAAAAGGAAGATAGAAAGTTCGCGATCCTCTGCATGATAAACGCCGAGCCATATAGGGATAAGAAGAAGAAACCCAACCCCTATAAAATCGAAGATTTCATGCCGAAATACGAACAGAAAAGAGAGAAAAAAGAGCAAACCATTAAAGAGCAAGTAGAAATGGCCAAGGCCTTGAATAAGATGTTCGGTGGTGAAGTAAAGTGAATCTAGGGGATGTGGTAGTAAGATTCAAGGCCGACACCGCTGATTTTCAGAGAAGTATTTCTACCGTCAAAACCAATCTAAAATCCATAGGTACATCGATGCAGACCGTCGGGAAGAAGATGACAATGGGCGTAACTCTTCCATTGCTAGCTCTCGGCGCAGGAATCGGTTATGCCTCGATAAAGGCCGCCGGTTTCGATAAGAAGATGAGGGAGGTTTTCACACTTCTTCCCGGCATCACTGAAGATGCGATGACCGATATGACCGAAAGCGTAAAGAGACTAGCGCGTGAAATGGGAATATCGGCAGAAGAAGTTGCGAGTGCTTTGTATCAGGCGGTATCTGCCGGAGTACCACGGGAAGATGTTTTTGAGTTCATGGAAATTGCATCTAAGGCAGCAATAGGCGGAGTTACCGATCTAGAAACGGCAGTCGATGGAATTACTTCTGTTGTCAACGCTTATGGAGCAAGCGTCATCGACGCGACCAGAGCATCCGACATTCTATTCACTGCTGTGAGATTAGGAAAATGCGTGGTGGGTTCGACCAGAGTCTTGCTCAGCGATGGGAGGTATGAACGTATCGATAACCTTCAAGATGGGGGAGAAATTATATCTTTTGATGGTCGTGCCTTTGTTCCCATGCACGCGGAATGGGTCGAACAGGGTGTTAAACGAACCGTCAAATTGAAGACCCGGTTGGGGAAAGAGATTGTCACCACTTGGAATCACCCATATCTAACCGACAATGCTCCGGATATGGATTCGCGGTCCACCCGCGATCCGGTTTGGAAAAAGGTTTCTGAATTGGAAGTGGGGGATAGAATAGCGATACCTACGTCGTTGCCTTTCTTTGGAGAGAAAGAAGTTCCGGAAGAAGTGGCATCATTATTGGGGCTATGGTTGGCTGAAGGTGCATCCAGTTCTTCTTCACCCAGAATATCCACAACGAAATATGGAGATGAGGTCAGACAATGGAGTGCTTATTTAGGGTGCGAGACCCACAATGTAGAAAAACGGAAGGGATTCTGTCCGTCTTATCTGATAACCACGGGTCGAAACGGGAACCGCGAAAACCCCGTTCAGGAAATGCTAAAGAGATATGGCCTTGCTAATACATCGTCTGGTGAAAAACATATTCCCGAAGAGGTATTTACTTGGAACAGGAAAAGCATTTCGATATTGTTGAGATGGCTTTTCAATGGTGATGGATGGTTGTGCAATCTTCATCGTTGGGGCAAATCCGGGTTTCAATTGGGATTCGTCTCGAAATCAGAACGATTGGTTAGAGACGTATCACATCTATTATTGAGATTTGGGATCGTTGGTAAGGTACGTGACAGGTACAACTGTTTTGTGTGGGAGATCAATCGCCATTTCGAAGTTGCTAGATTCGTTCGATTTATAGGGATAGACCGCCCCGCTGCCAGTTTGGTTCTCGATCACACACCAGAAAAACAAAGATCAAAGTGGGGAGTGATTGAGTATGATCCTATCGTATCCATCAAAGAAGAGGAAGAAGAACGGGTCTATGATTTGATAGTGGAAGAATTGCATAACTTTGTGGCAGAGGACATTATTGCGCACAACACGAATTTTGAGGAATTATCAAGATATATATTCCAAGTCACTCCCGTTGCCGCGGCCCTAGGGATCAAGTTCGAGGAAGTGGCCGCGGGTCTATCTGCAATGACCGCCCAGGGTGTTCCGACACGTGTGGCGGCCACCCAATTCAGACAGTTGTTTATTGAATTATCTAAAGCGGGAGGAGTAGCGGCAACGATTTTCAGCGAACTCACCGGTATGACTTTTAAGGCCTTTATTGCCTCTGGAAAATCTGTTGCCGATGCTTTAAAGCTCATGGAAGACCATTCTACATCTCTTAACCTCGGCATCAATGATATGTTCAGTTCCGTCGAGGCCGGCAACGCGGCATTGATGCTCTCGGGAACGGGGATGGTTAAATTCACAAGCGATCTGGCGGACATGGCCGATACGGCAGGGGCGGTCGCCGACGCATTTTCTGTGATGGACGAAGGCCCCGCCCAATCATTCGCAAGATTAAAGACAGAGATAGAATTGATGATGGTGGAAGTGGGAACAGAGTTCATTCCGGTGATCCAACAGCTCATACCCGTGATCAAAGATGTGATATCTGTCGTAGGTGATCTGGCCAGATGGTTCGGGAATCTGTCGCAACCCACTCAGTTAATCATTATTGGAATATTAGGGATCGCGGCGGCATTGGGACCGGTCCTGTGGATAACCGGAGGAATCATAGCGGCACTACCGGCAGTAATGGGGTTATTCGGTGGTCTGACCGGGAGCGTGTTCGGCCTTTCGGGTGCTTTCGCGGCACTGAATATATCGATGGGTCCGGTCATGTGGTTGCTCATGGCGATCGCCGGAATAATAATGCTTTTGATGGCGAATTGGGAAGATGTCGTCAAAATGTTCAGTGGGATATCCGAAGCATTGTTTGGTTCATTCGGTGGTATAGTCACACCCAATATAGAGGGTATGGAGACCGGGGGAATCGTACCAACTCCAAGAATCGTTAGTGTGGCCGAGAGAGGGCCCGAAGCTATTATACCATTATCCGAGTTGGGGGAAACCGTAGGTGCTGGCGGTGGAACGTATTACGATAATCGAGAAATAAACATCTATGACGCTTCAAGGGATGATGTGGAGATACAACTGATGAGATACAACTGGTCATCGAGGAGGCGTTAGATGTTTTTTACTACTGCAAAGGGCTCTAACAGGGGAATAATCAGTCAATGCTCGGCATCTGATAATTTTCTCAGGAGAGATAAATTCAGGACACTTAAAGATGGTGCCGGTGTCGCTCTAGATGGTTCTGATTGGAATTCTCTGCTTGGCACGTGGACGGTCACCGATGCATCATTCTATAAATATGGATACGTTTATCAATCCTCTAACCTTGCGGGGAGGTACTTGCTATCCACATCTGGCGCATCATGGAGTAATTTCACCCTGTCTTGTGATGTTTTAACCGTTACGCCGCAGGGTAGCAATAATTATCAGGTGGCCGGACTGATATTCAACTATACTGATGCCACTCATTACTGGAAACTATATCTAAAACAGAATACATATCTAGAGGTCATGAAGAACATTGGCGCAGGGGAGGTGAGTGTGGAATCTGTCGATACGCCCTATGATGAATCAGTATGGAATAACCTGGCCATCTATACTGCCGGTAGTGCTATCAAAGCCTATGTCAACGGGACCAAATATATAGATACGACAGATGCCAATCTATCTGCGTCAAACGGATATGTCGGTCTGGCCTGTAATGAATCAACCGGAGCATTCACCAATTTCGGCCTATATACAACAAGTGGTGCGGATGAAGGAAAGAAATGGTTCGATTTCTCCATTGAGAATTATAACGTATCGGAAGATGTCCCGGCCAACAAGATAAAGATACCGGGAAGAGTCGGCGGAACGGTTCAAACGGGAACGCCGCAAGGAAGAACTTGGCACATAGAGGGGAATGTGACGCAGGATATGACCGCCTATGCGGACGGCAATCAGGACATTACACCAAGATATGGCGAATTAGCAACGCTCCAATCGATAGAATATGCTATGCGGTGGATGACGACGAATCATATTCCCTTATGGTTCGACTCCCCCTTCATGCGTGTAAGTGGAGTAATGACCAACCCGAAATATCCCGTTTACATACCTGGCTCGGAAGGACGCGGTGCGAAAATCTCCTTTGATCTGGTTGAATTCTGGGAAAACGGACTTGATGATTGATGCAGCAATTGACGTATAAGATAACACTAGGCGGTACGGAATACCAGAACCACCTTACTCAAGCTAGTGTCAGCATAGACCCGTCATCCCTGCCCACCGGTACAATTACTTTAGATAATAAAGACGGGCGTTACAGTGCCACGTTCTCGGCAGGTAATGCGGCCAAAATAGAGGGGAGCATAGACGGGGGAACATCTTACACTACTCTACTTGATGGAGAGATAATGGTAACTCGGCAGATACTTACGGCCAATCATGAAGATACTATAGTAATCGAATGTCGTGGAGGAAAGTCATTGGTCTCCCTCATGATATCGCCCAATCAGAACGTCTTGAAGGCCTGCAATATCGGAGAGGTCTTTACAGGTACGGCCACCGATCTGAATGGTACGGCGTGGGCCGCCGATACCGATAGTAATTACCCGAACGGATTGCTCTACAAATCTGGATACGAGATGGATGCGAATTCTGTTACAGATTTATTCGCAGGTGTGAACGATATTTACCTAGCTACCACCCTTACGGAGAAGTACATTCTAGCCGCGATGAAATATATTGCCGAAACATTTGGATTGATTTTTTGGATAGATGATGTCAATAGTAAGTTTTTGATACTAGAGGATTCGAATATAGCAGATTTCCCCGCCTATAGTTTTACACTTGAATACGGGGATAATATAAACTATGAAGAGATATTCGTTGACGGCACTAGGACATACGATAAGGTAACTCTAACAGGAAAAGACAATGCATATTTTTATACTGTCGGCACGGGTGCCAAGGAGATTCATATAGGTGACGACAGGATAATAGACCTTCAGACGATCATAAATAAATGTGGTCAATTATATACGTTGTGGAACAGCGACACGGCCGGGGCGGTGGTAACATCCCCCCCGATAACCGATGGAATAATAGGCAAAAAGATCACGACCACCGATGCGGATAGAGGATTGGCCACCTATCGAAATGTCGTTTCCATGGCCCATGATATAACCTCAGACAGATGGACGACAAGAGTTTCATTAGAAAGCGGAAGGAGGACGCTCAGTAAAATACTAGATGAGATAAAGGAGGCGCAGGACGAAGAGGCGGGGCGTAGGGACATCGGGCAGGTTTATTTGAGTGGTAATCTAAAACCGAATGCAACGTACGGAGCAAACAGCAATGTCTGCGCGATGGGGATCGGCGATGATGATGCTGCCTCAGCCGCTACCCCCAAGAGTCTAAAGGCGATAAAAGCGATTGGACCATTTCTTTACGATGCGGGGAACAGTAAAATATACGCCAATGCCAAATTCACATCCGCCGATTTCACCGGAAGGATTAAGGAAATATGTGTATTCGCCAACGACGGGACGGATAATGACGCCAATGCTTTGGCTGACGGGGAATTAGATTACAGGGAGCAGACGACCACGTTCACCCGCGGTGCACCAGATGGGGATTACCAAAAATTAGTAGATATAACGGATTCATATCCGGTTAAAGTCCAAACGATCTCTGCGGAAAATGCTTCGAACGAAAGGTATTATACGACCGTGCCGATACAATGCACAAGGGCCATAACGTATGATTCGGCCAATGTCACATATATACCCCCAAATGAAAGTAGCGGGTTTTGGGACAAGGCAAATAATACTATAACATCTCCGGAATTACAAAGAATGGCCAGGGATGATGCCTACTTCTTCTCTGACGGGCGTGCCGTACTCGGTCAATTCTGTACGTTGTTTGAATGGGATTTCGGTGTTCCAGAGAATTGTGCGGCGGGTCTTGAGAAGATCATCATAAATTGTGTTGGATCGGGGCTTACGGCTGGACCGGCCTTTGCCAATATGAATATATACATCTGGGATTATACCGGCTCAGCATGGGTCTATTGTACCGCCATGAACGGAGCTTTAGATTACGAGAAATTCGAGATTGTCGCGAACCTCACTAAATATTTGAACAGCGATGGGAAAATGTGCCTGGCTTTAACCGCATCCGATGCCGCCAATGAGAGCTATATAAACATATATTATTTATCGACAGCACTAAAGTTCGATATGAACAAATTGAATCTTCTTAAAGAAGAGACAAAAACCGATTTAATACCCTATGATACTAAGATAAACGCCTTTGTATTTCCACCGGCTGAGATCGTTACCAGCATTATCGGCCTATATGGTTCTGCCTCTAGAAATGCCAGCGGGGATTGGGTCCCAACGGGTGAGAACCTACTCAAGCGGTCGGACATAATAACCGATTTGAAACAGAATACCTTATATTTTTCACAAGAAATACAATATGATTCTTTGGGGAATCCAATTAACGTGGCCGTCTCACCCGCAACGAGTATGTTCGATGTCCCGATAATACATTATCCTATATGGGATTATCTCAAAGAAGGTGGTAATTTTTACATCGAATATAAATCTGTTGTGAAAAGATCGGTCATGATGCCAGATGTTCCCACGCTCTCGGAGAACCAATACACCATTGGATTAGATGCTGGCTCTGGAGTGGCAGGAGATATAATGATTTTGATGAACGAATCAATGCCAGCATACGGGGTGGAGCTAACCTCAAAAATAACATCGGTGAATGGTGTAATGGTAATTAGGTTAACCCCCGCAGCCGCATCAAGGATTGAAAAGGGGATATGCATAGATCATCACAAAGTAATAAATATAAGCATAACAATAGATACGTCGGGCACTTCCACCGGATTAGATGATATAGACGGCAGAGGAGTAAGTGCACCATAAGGAGATGATAGAATGGATGAGGAATACGTAGAGGTCAAGAAAGACTTAAAAGATACATTCGGGTGGGCTGAAGATGTGTATATGGATGCGCATCACAAGACCCAGGATAAGATCGATGAGGTAAAGGCCGATCTGGAAGGTAAGCCCGCCTGGAAATCCAAGACTCTATGGTTGAATGTCTTGGCAATGATAGCAATAGGAATGACGGCCTTTGGCTATGGTGAGCTAGAGATCGCGGGCATAGAAGGATTCGGCCTTGCACTTCTGAATATGCTCAACAGATTCGGCACCACGAAACCGCTAAAGTGAGGGTGATGGGGATGGATAATCTTAAAACGAAAAAAGTTAGTTCGCCCCAATCTCACGGGGCGGGGGTTATCCGCCTCGAACCCACCACTAGAGAATTGCTCATAGAAATCCTCTCTTTATATCAACAGGGTATAGACTATGGGAAGGACGGTGGGAAGATTGGAGACAGATCACGACCTGATCCTGGAAATACGGAATAAGCAGGCGAATTTTCAGATAGAAACACAACGAACACTCAAAGAGAAAAGTCAGCTTATAGCAACCCTTGATGAACGGGTTGATGAAATAGAGAAGAACGATATACGGATAGAGGGTCTCTTACGTGGTTGTCTTAAAGACTTGGAGGAATCCGAGGACTGTCTGGCCGGGTTAAAGAAAAAAGAATTGGCCCCGAAAAGCTATGTAAATGCGGCAATGAAGGAAGTAGGGGAAAATAATAGACGATCTTTTAGATTATGGTTGACCGTAACCGCATTGGTTTTTACCGCAATGGGTACGGTCGTTGGTGTGATCTTGGCCGTCCTTTCACCTTGAATAGTTACTTTTATATACTCCCATACCTATTAGGGTATATGGACGGGAAAGGCGGATGGGGTGTGAGGTCCCCTCCGTCTCCGTCATTAAACCCATTACAACGAGACGGGAAAGGCGGAGGCTCAAACCGGTTGGAGGAAGGATATTAGATGGCCTTACCCCCGACATCTCAAGAGTGCCCATAGTACAATGGTAGTACGCCCCAAAAGGCCGGGGAGAAGAAGGTTCAATTCCTTCTGGGTGCATTTCGAAACCGTTTATAAAGGGGATCAGAAGAATGAATGAAACAGAAGCATGGTATATGGGCGCAACAGCGTGGATGATGTTCTGGACAATAGTAATTTCCACGGCGTTCGTCCTGATATGGTTGGTGTATTTCTCTTGAATGATCCACTTCAGTTTATATATGATAGGGTTATGGAGTATCCCTCTGACAGTTTTTCTACAGAGGATTTTATTGCCTGGTTAGATGTTAATTTTGATAACGGAAATAAGATGAGTGCCAATAAGATAGTGGATATTTTCTGTCGAATAAACATCATCAAACAACGAGGGGTGATAAGTCACAAAAAGGATCGTTATATGAATAAAATACAGTGGGAACGTAACCGGAAGGGATGGGATTCCAACGAACGGGGAGGAATAGATATATTTGCCAATGCGCAGGCAAGGGTGGCATTAAAATGAGGGGGAAATCTAAAAGTGCCCGTAAAGAGTATTGGGCGCGTTTGAGAATAGTAATACACTCCTTCGAGAAGCCTTTTACCGCCATTGAGGTCCAGGGTAAATACAATCATTTATATCCACGGTGGGACCTGACTCATACAGAAATAACTCATCGATTACGGATAATGGGCGCGATGAAAGAAATAGAACGGATAAACGGATTAAAGAGTCCCGCAGAATATCGGGTGATCGAGTGACTATTTATCATGAAATCCACGGTGAATCGTTACATGATTTGTGTATATATCTGGCCGAGAGGTTATGTATGAAAAAGGGCTATAAGATTTTGAATGGTAAGAGTTATGCAGATAAGGCCGTCTATCCTGGGTTGCCTGATATTTATATTGAGGTAACGGACAGCTCGACAGGGCCCAAAGGACGGCGGGTCAATCATAAAATGAGGTATGTGATTGAGATCGAGACCCACAGTACTAAAGAAGCGACCGATAAGAAGAAGAAACAGTTTCAATCGGACGGGGTGACGGATTTACTTATTATCCCAATAAATAAAATATCGGAGCAGTCCGATTGGCACATCTTGGAAAAGTTCATTGAGGGGCGTCTGCCATGAAAGAATACACTTGTCCAGATTGTTTCTTTTTCGAATCTGGTTGTTCCTGGCCAACGGAATCGGGGAAGATTTGCATATTCTTCATACCGCTCCCAGAACTGAGAGACGAATGGAATAAACAGAGGGAGAAAACATGACTAAACATTGCCGACTATGCGGGAGATTCATAGAAAATTCTAGGCTGTTTATTTGCCGAGAATGCACGGGGAAGATCAGGATTCCTCCGGTGATCTTAGAGGAACTGATTAAGGCCGATCACATCAAACTAATAAAACACAAAGATATGACAGAAGAAGAGGTCGATTTGCTCTACATGGAACAACTAAGACAGTTCGATGGCCCGTGTCTCAAGGATTTCTACGATGTGGAATATGTGAGTGAGATAAACGCTCAACTGGGTGGCAGGGAAAAGTATGTCGATTATCTTGTGGGGAATCGCAGGAAGGAAAGCGATGCCAACCTGGAAAGAGATTGGGATATAGATCATGGGGATAGATAGATGAAAATAGAGTCCCATAACATCCAATAGTAAACTATATATACCCTCAAAGCTATATAGGTATAAGGAGGAATAAGAAATGGAAACAGAAAAAGAACCAAAAATCGGTGACTTCATATATGATTCGTGGGGTTACGACCAGACCAACATCGATTACGCCATGATAATCAAAGTAAGCAAGACGGGCAAGACCGTGGTCGCCAAGAGATGCAGGGTAAAGGTCGTTGAGGACTGGGGCCAGAGCGAGGGGTTAATACCCATATCTGAGACATTCGGCGATGAGTTCAGGCTACAAGTAAGGGTTGGGGGCCGATATGTAGGATCATATCCTTATTGCTTTGATGGACTCAAGAACGACGGACAGGGTGTTAGGAGCGGGTACTTCTCAGAGTGGAAGGGGCAGACCCTACATCAAACATTAACCCAATTTGGGCACTGAGGGGGTATATAAAAGTAAAAGAGTAAAAAACCTTATATACTCTCTAACCTATATCCAATAAGAGGAACCAAAAATGAACCCGAAAGTCTTGGCGTATGTATCTGTTCCTATCTCATCTCTCTTCACGAGATTCGTTCCTCCTTTCATATACCAAGGCCGGGAAATCAATAAAATGAGGTAATAAAATGGGAATAATAAAAGAAATATCCGTGAGCAAGAAGGTCGATCCTTACTTTCTCTCCGTCAAGATGGAATTATGCCACTATGACAATCTGGACGACGAGTTGGCGGGACTAAAGAAAATCGTAGATGAGAAGATTCACGAGTGGATAGTGGGCCCCAGAGAAAGCGAACCCGCCCCCCAAGAACGCAAGGAGGGGGATTTTAATCTTGAACTTCGGACGTGGATCAGGTGCCCGATTTGCGGGAATAAGGAGATTGATTTTACCAACTTCGAGGGGAAGTCATATCAAGCGTGTACGATATGCAAGATATTCCTCAACGACAATGGTACGACCGCTCCGAAGGGGACGAGAGGGAGAGGAGTGCTAGATGAATGATCTATCCACTAGAGTACATAATAATATGCGAGTTAGGGCATTGGCTTATCTCGGTGTGTCTAGCCTCGGTGGTATTCTCCCTGATGTGGATCATCTCACAGTGTTGGAAGCCGTTGTTGGGCCGAGAGGTCTTCACCATGCGTTTCTCTGCGTTGGTATCGTTTGCCTTGGGATTGCTGTCGCATTACTATTTGGATTACTACACCAGCACCGTCTAGGGGGATATGTATGAAATTGAAACAATGTAATTTATGTGGATCAGGAAACGGAGAATACGTCAATGGGCGGAGTATATCAATAGGAGATTGTGATGTATGCGATGCTTGTGTTGATGGCCTCCCCGCATTAAAGACGAAGCTTGGAGCCGACTTAGAATTCCGGTCAGGCAAGAAGGTCTTGGATGTGATTCCATACCCTCTGTTTGATCGCAATCATTTCACATTTCCACCTTACTCTGAGGTGTATTCGGCAAACAGTTACATGGCCAATTGTCAGATGTCCACACCATTTGCGGTGGGGATATGCGAAGATTGCTTGGTTGCGGGGCGACGTTCGTGGCTGTCTATCCGTCATGAGGTTGCAGAAGAAAAACAGGAGTTAGAAAACCGACTTAACAATTCTCTCGACCTTGAAGTGAGAAAACTGGTAGAGGAGAAATTGAGACAGGTGAACTTCAGACTTCAGAAGATAGACACATACGGGCGTATCCCAGAGAGGACTGAGTTTATTCCTTGGGATCAATTGAAAACAGAGAACGAATACAGAGAGTTTGTTATTGGTAAACTATTCTACATCCCGTATTGTTACGCAGACAAACCACGGATCGAGGTGGATCGTGGGATATTCAAAACTCTGTTCGGTAAGAGCAAGGAATGGCTCAATGTTCATATTCCCTATGGCAATCAGACATCGACATTTTCGGGGAAAAGAGAATACAGAGCGAACATGGCGTATTGGAGGATTTCAACTCTCGCACGCCCTCAATTAGACCTGATAGATGAATTGATAAGCGGTTGATGGAGGGATTAAGATGAAACAACGATGGGAATACCGATATGACCTCAGAGAATGTTCGTATGAAGTCAAGGCCCTAAGGGGGTATGATTTCAGCGGAGAAAGGAGAGAGATGACCTTCTTACGGATATGGGATGAAGAGGAGAAACTTGTCAATGCCTTCGACATCGCAGAGTGGAATTACAGGATCATAGATGATGAGGAAGAGAAGTTCATCGTAATAGGCCCCAAAGAGGGCATAGAATACGAGAAGGGAGACCCCGACGCTTACAAGCGATGGCTGGAGAACGATAAGGAAAGAGATAAAGACGCAATCACAGAACGGAAGATCAACGACCCATACGAAGCATGGGGCGGGAGGAATTGAGGGGGTGCTTTCATGAATGAAGATGAGATGAAAACAAGGTTGACTAAAGGAGAAGACCCATTGGAGATTTCTATCCTTAAGTGGTGGGATATCGTTTATCATGCTGGACCAGATCGCGGACCCTATAACTGCGCTCTTTGCTATGTATATCATAAGGAGTTTAATTGCAACGGATGTCCCGTTCAAGAACGTACGGGCGAGTCCGAGTGTGACGGTACCCCATACGATGATTGGAGTCGTGAAAACTGCCGATATACATGGAACCCCCCCGACCAAAGAAATCGCCATGCGGGAATTAGAATTTCTAAAATCATTGAGGGAAGACGATGAACACTGTCTGTAAGGGATGTTGGTGTTTCAACGAATGTGATTGGTATCGTAGATATCTGAAGTCAGAACATTTCGATCCAATTGATATGATGCCCGTCCGATGCTATATTTTCATTGACGGTGAGGATGATATTGTTAGGTCACGACATGGGGAAGTAAGGGCATGGTATGACACGAAAGACGGGATAAGGTGACACAATCTAAGGAGAATGATGACAGATGACTGAAATTTGCCCCAGAACAGGAATATGTTGCCAGAACATCGATGATAACTTAGAGGTCATTGACCAAGATTTCTGTAATGAGTGCTACTGGCTAGTCGTTCCTGGTGTTACTGAGGAAGATTTGGAGACTGAAACAGAACTAGAAGGTGTGAACGATGGATGATGGAATAATTGAATTGGATTCCGAGTTTGGGAAGGAAATTGGATTCACTTCTGATAATTTTAACGGTTATCTATGGAAAGAAGGAAACAATATCACAATCTCATTCATAATAAGCAAACATGAGGGGGAGGGCAATTTTTCCAATTTGATCACGGGGTTAAAGAATAAAGGTTATGATATTGCAATACCAACCCCAATGGGAAAAATGACAATGATTCTGTCCAAGTGGGGCTTTAAAAGAAAATCTTATTTGGACGACCAACTTGGAGGAGGAATGGAGATTTGGAGAATGAACTAGAACATTGACGACATGGAGTGATGGATATGTTAACAGATAGATGGAAGGCGATTGTCATAGGAAGCTGTCGAGAATGCAAGTTCTGTTATAATCGATTGGGGAGGCTCGCTTGTATGATAGTATCTGACCTAGACAACCATTCTGAAATGAAGGACCGGTTAGGGGGCCGATATCTTGATAACCCAGAGGGATGGGGGTTCCCCTCATGGTGTCCTTTGAAAGATTACGATATGTTGTCACATTCTCCGATGGAAGGCGACTCTAATGACTGAAAGATATTTTGAGATTTTTAGCATAGAACTACGCACCCTAGAATACATCAGAGATTACCTGTGGTATGCCGAAGGCACGAATTCCCCAGAGGAATTTGAAGAACTCTGGAAGGAAATACACTCACAGGGGGGTTGCAACCCCGCAGATAGAAAGTATGTCCACTGGTTCAGGCCGACCTTTTCATTTTATACACCATACAAAATCTATGTGAATTTGCCATTCAGAGATGATATGAGGACCCAAGTCCTCAATGGAAGAAAATTCTGCACATCGAGAAGCAAGAGACACGGATCGGTTGGCTCTGTTTTCTCCCTGACACAATCTGAGCAGGAGGATTGATTAATGGCAAGTGAGGAAGTCTCGCAAAGGAGATGGCTTTGCGTTCAAGAGAACTGTGGCCCCTATTGTGACTGTCGTTCTTATTGGGAGCCAATGTTCTGCATGGTGAATGGTAAACCGGCAAAGTGGCGAGAAATAGAGAGGGATGATTGATGAAAATGAAGTGTTCACGATGTGGATATGAATGGGAGGGGAAACCGACACTCTGCCCCAAATGTGATGAAGAATTGATTTATGTGATGGAGGGTGACGAGGAATGATAATTGAAGAATATATTAGAAGAAAACATGACCCCCCCATCTACCAAGAGTTTCATAGTAGACACATACTGAGAAGTGTGGTCGTTGATGTCGAGAACAATACCGTTATTATAAATGCTGATGACCCAGGAAAATCAAAGTCACATTCTGAGCAGATGGAAGGCGACTCAGGGAGGGATGATTAATGGCAAGAGGGCGATCTAATCCCCGGAAACGACATGATAAATTGATTTTTAGGTTAAAGGATATTTTACCGAGACCATTCACAGCCAGGGATATTCACAATAAGATGTTTGATATAGTACCCAAATATGGTTCGGGGGTCTCCAGAGTCCACACCACTCTATGGAAAAACCTTCCGACCCGGAGTGAGATACCCAGATTGCTAAGATATAAGGATTATTTGGTAAATGTTTCAGAGGAAGATGAGCCAAGAGCATATATGTTCAAGGATTGGTTGGAATAATGGATCAGACGACAGAGTTGCGTGATTTGGCAAAACGATTCAAACGCCCCTTTACGGCTAAAGAGTTAACAGAGGAATATAATTTATTAAATAAATATAAGACCACTCCCCAAATAGTGGGTGCACGTTTATCAAGAATGTCGGAATATATCAAAGATAGCACCAAATATAATAAATATGATGACAGAATGATTACATACTGGAGAGGGAGATACAAGAATGACTAACCGGGAACTGAACCCACTGAATAGGAACATGATAACCTATATCTGGAAGGACTTACCAAGTGATTTAGATAAGTGTTATATCATACCATTGGCCGACACGCACGTTGGAGAACCTCTTTTTGATGAAAGGAAGTTTCGAGGATATCTCAAATGGATCGCCGATACTCCGGAGGCATATTGTATTTTCAATGGCGATCTATGCAATTGTGGATTGCCTAATTCAGTAGGCTCAGATTGGTGGGGCCAGAGACCCCTGACACCCCATGAGCAAACTGAGGAGGTCGTAAGTATAGTTAAGGAGTACAACATCAAAGATAAAATCATCGGTATCGTAGGGGGTTCGAATCATCCATCTAGAGCTAGGAAACTCACCGGCCATGATTACGATCTCCAATTCGCTGAGGCGATGGGGCTAAAACACCTTTATGCCATGAATGGTTTGGGGGTAATGGTTCGGTTGGGGAGCCTTGAGTGGAGCAAAGGACGAAAATTGAACAACGGGGGGAAGGTCAAATATATTATATATACGACACATGGTTGGGCCGGAGGCCGTCATGCTGGTTCATCTATAAACGCCGCCAGAGAGCTAGGAGCCTTTATTCTGGCAGATATATATATCGTATCACATAGACATTTAGATTCAGTCACTAAGGATGAATATTATACGTTCGATCATCGGAGGCCTGTAGTAAATTCCCACAAGCGAATGTTTATTACTTCTGGATCGTTCCTCAAATGGGGAGGATATGCTCAGACCAAGGGATTAAGGCCCACTGGTACAGGGACTCCGAGGATAAGGTTAGATGGGCGGGTGAAAGACGTTCATGCGTCGGTGTAGATATAAACTATTAAATAGGTGTGAAACTATATAGATTCAACAGGAGAGATAAGATGAGTTACCGTGAATGTTCCGTGGTCGGTTGCCTATGCGAAGCAAGATATAAACATCCTAACCATCCATCCTCAATGTATTGCTTTGCCCACATCGCCAAAGTACGAGAAGATAAGAGGGGGCATAGAGCTGATAAAAGATAATATCCCGATGAAGGCCGTTTCTGTGGCCGTGAACACACGAAGTTATAATAGCTTACTTATTCATCATCTAGATAAGGAAGTTAACTGTGTCCTTTCTCTACCCCCTAGACGGAGAATTTATGGGGGTACATCGAGTTGAAGATGAGATGTAAGGAATGCGGAACGGTATTAATGAAAGAAACCGATCCGAATCATGCCAACAAAGAATGGCCCGGAGCCATACAGAAAAGATGGTTCTGTCCTGAGTGCGGTGAATATAAAAACAAACACCAACGTTACAAATCGAGGGACTAGGGGTAAACATGGACGAAAAACTACCAGAAACGGATGCTAAACCACTCACAGAATTGACCGATGAAGAACTCAGAATCGATATAGAGGTCACGGTAATTGATGGATTGCCTGATATCTTTCAGTTATCCGGCATCTTGTTATCAACTTATTTTGCCGGTATTTCAGAGGACGATAAGGATAAAATGCTGGATGAGATGGTGGTTATAGAAAAGAAATTGATAGCACATATAGAGGAAGACCTTATAGATACTAAATATTTATTGACTCCTTACGCGGTTATGTGTCATCTTGTATGCGCTTATCAGACCATGTTATCGTATCAAGAGGGTTGGAAGGACATTATAGATTACAGTTACAATTTACGAAGTAAAATAGAAAAAAGAAAGCAAGACGATATAGATAAGAGCTACGGGTAATATTCATGGAAGATACTCCTTGTGTAGATTGCGAATATAGATATATATGCCTTTCTCCTCTCTATTATACCCCTGAAGGATGCTCAGATTTCATGCCCCCCAATCCGCGCACGGTCAGATGTAGTATCTGCGGGGAATTTCATAGGGTCCGAGATGAGACTGAACCACCTTATATATGCCCCAGATGTAAATCGGTTATGGGGAAAGGGAGGATGAGTGAATGAAAGACGAACAGAATGAGATAATAGAACTTGTTGCAGACCTATGGGCTAAACACCCCCATCAACGTTTCGGACAACTCTTAGAGAACTATGTTTTCGGTCATCACAATAATCATAAGAGTGGCTGTATATTCCATATTGTGGATAGGGATATTTTGGCCACATTGAGAGAATATAGGGGGAATGAATGAAATACCGTGAGGACCCAGAGGAAAGGCTAACCGATGAGGAGAAAGTAGTGGTATATGATACTGCTAAATATATCGTTGACTTGATGCGGGAATATATGGTGACGGCAAAGACGAAAAAATGGAAGAAGAACACATCTATTTTTGAATGGATTCATGCATGGGATCGAGAACAAAAGGCCATCATTCATCGTAGGCTAGAGAAAATAATAGAACGTGGCGATCAAGTTCCTTTAGAAGAATACACGGAGGACTAGGATGAAACCTGGAAGAATATGCATACCGACTGATGATTTTGAATTTCTCATGGACCGTATAATATACATTGGTCAGTTAGCATGGAAAGAAATTCAAGCTAATGAAAGCGCAGAGTGGTGGGACGTAAGAAATTGTGCCTCTGAAGGAATAATAACAGTGGAAGAATTCACCGACCTTCTTGGAGAAGATTTCAAGAATAAAATGGTGGAAAGATCAGAGGAACTGAAAACCAAGGTGAAAAATGAATGACTCTGACAGTTGGCTCGTTATTTTCTGGCATAGGTGGTTTAGAACTTGGATTAGAACGGGCCGGAATGGAAATCAAATGGCAGGTGGAAATAGATGGGTATGCAACAAAAGTCCTTGAAAAACAATGGCCAAAAGTCAAAAAATATAAAGATATCTGTAAACTCACCGGAGAAGAGCTTGAACCAGTCGATCTTATTTGTGGAGGATTCCCATGCCAAGATGTTAGTACCGCGGGAACACGAAAGGGTATTGATGAAGGAACACGAACCGGCCTATGGTGGGAAATGCTTAGAATCATTAGGGCGGTTAAACCAAGATGGCTCATTGTAGAGAATGTCCCCGGACTCTTATCAATCGACTCTGGGAGGGCTTTTGGCCGAATACTCTATTCAATTTGGGAAGTGGGGTATGATGCGGAATGGTTTCATTTATCCGCTTCTTCAATTTGTGCACCACACAAACGAGAAAGAGTATTCATTATTGCCTACCCCCGCGGCTATGTTGGGAAGACCGAGTTGTTTTCAACAGATACGATCAACGGAAATTTGGGAAACGACGACGAATCTTGTACCCCGTTTGATAAGTCTAGAATTTGGTTTGATTGGTCGAGAAAATCGCCATTTGAAAGTTGGAAAGAATCGTTTCTGGGTGAATCCACGCTTCTTGGAGTGGATGATGGGATTCCCGATTTCTTGGACCGTAACAGATGCCTTGGAAATGCAGTCGTCCCCCAAGTTGCCGAATTCATTGGAAAAAGAATAATAAAATACGAGGTGAATCGAAAATGAGTTATGATTTAGTAAAATTGGCAAGTCATCCTTTATTTGATAGGAAAATAGATTATACAGACTATGATGGGGATTACAAGAGGGTCTTATTTGAACGATATAAATTGAGAATGGATAGATGGAAGTTGTTGGGTGATTTGGGCATCGACGAATACCCCGACACAGGCTCATACAAACAACACCAATGCACATATATTGGCAGTCAATGGAAAATAATCAAACAGGCCTTTGATTTAAATTCGATCAACCAAGTTTATAACTGGCTTGAGGATGAGATAAAGAAAGAGAAGGACGGGATACCGTGGTATAGATGAGGGGAAGACCAAAGAAAACAGATTCGCGGAGACACTCTCATTCCTTCGCTCTTAATGATATGGAAGAACGAATATTTATACAATTAAAGAGCGATAGGAGCGTAACCGATCTGATTGTTTGGTTAATGCGGTGGGGTCATCAATCTAGTCAAATGGAACTCATGAAGGAAAGAGATGCACTTCAAGAACGAGAGGAATATCATAAAACAGTGGTATTAGAAACTGAGAAAGAGAGAATTGGGGTGGAAAAACAGTTAGAGGAGGTACGACTAGGAGAAGGATTGATGAGGGATCGGAGGTTGAGTCTGTTGGAAGATTATAAGAAATTCGAAAAGGAGACCCTACTTGATATATTCACCAATGAAGAACATGAGAATTTCAAGCAAAACTTCATCAAAAGAACGCTTGAAATACCCATAGATATGGGATTTGAATCATGGGATGAGGCACTGGTATGGTTGAAAGAACAGAAGGAAAACCAAATAAAGTAAGAGAGGGAAATATGAATTAATCCAATTAATTAAATTGATTAATAATTAATTAATTGGTTTTAATCAAACTCTATATACTTACTTACTTACAAGTTCCATAAGAAATAAAGGTTCTCTTTAAAAGGATATGATTCGAATGTTAACGAAAGGGGATATTAGAATACCCAAGAACTGCGACAACTGTGCCCTAGAATGTGATTGCGAAAGACCAGAATGGATTAAGAATCGAGGATGTGAAGATTGGACACCGAAATCTGCATTCGTCACCTATTCAATAAAGAAGAGATGAAAGATTTAAAACCGCTTTAACCCCCCATTTCTTAGTAAAAACCATTATATACTCTTAAACCTATATAGATGTGGGATAAGTAAAACCCCGAATCTAAAAAACAAGGAGGAATACAACGAGTCCAATCGTTCATATAATAGGAGAGAAGGGCATCGAAACAAAAGACGAAGCATTGGAGCGGTTCTTCTCCTACATGGAGGAGCATAATGGCAACCGAAGGAGTTCGCCCCGAAGTTTCGTTCAGGTAACATCGACAAGGAAAGATAAAATATACGGTGTCTGGAGGATATGCTACAGTGTCCCGAAGAGATACAGGATCACAAAGGAGGAATGAAAACGGTAACTAAAAAACAAAAGGACTTTTGGATTGGGGCAATCGTATTGCTCTATTCCCAATATAACCGCATCTATTTCGATAATGAATTAGAGGATGGTGTTAAAATCAACTTCCGCAAATTCAGGAGGTTACTTGGTCAATATCATCCTACCGGTGGGGGTATAACAATGGATGCCCGCTATATTGAATGGATGGATACCCCCTTCATCAAGCGCAGGGCCAGGGTGATGGATGCGATGGCCGCCACCTTGCTCCATGAGATGCTCCACAAGTACGAAACCGAGGTCTTGAAGATCAACACGGTCCACACAAAGCGATTCTGGGCATCGATAGATAAGATGAACGGCCTTAAATTTAATGGGTTTGAAGTACGGAAGGCGGACGCTAGAAAGGAGAATGACCGGAAGGAAAAGGAGTGGGACACGTGGGACGACCCACGTATAAAAATATAAATACTAATACAACTATGTATAAACCAATGACAAAGGGGGATCGAGGATTATGATTAAACCAATAATCCTCTTAATAATTTTTATTCTTCTATTTTCAGCGTTCACGCTCACTGCGAGCGAAGACGATCAAGAGACTTATGGAACTGGCCTGATAATTTATGATGAGACATACCCCGAAAACAGTATTGCACCAATACAAAATATCCGCAATCTATCATTTCAAAATTCAATAGACCTATCTCAGACTCCCTATTTCCCACAGGTGAGAAGCCAGAGCTATTCTTCTTCCTGTGTATCATGGGCCACGACTTACTATGCTTACGGGTATCTTCAGAAAGAAGAGATGAGTCCAAGCTTCACTTACAACATGGCGAATGGCGGATCTGATACGGGCTCTAGTTTCTCGACGACACTGAAAGTTTTAGAAGATTGGGGTTCCTGTTCATATTCCCTGATGCCTTTCGATCCTGCCGATTATGTTCATTGGGGCGACGAACTAGCCTTCAGGGACACAATTAACCAAATCCCTATAAAACCCATTTCCGTGGCCTTCAGCGGACAACAGGTCATAGATGATATAAAGTACCTCTTATCTGATGAGACGCTCGTTTGCATATCCTTTGATGCCTCTGCGTACACAGAGGGCTTTAGTGATGGAAACTACATTATATCCTCAGAAGAATACGACACCAACACCGTCAACCACGCGCAGACGATAGTGGGATACGACGACACCATAACAGATGACGGGGACATTGGTGCTTTTAGGGTTGTTAACTCATGGGGTTCGAGCTGGGGGGACGCGGGATTCTATTGGCTGACATACGACGCATTTAATGAGATAATCCTAAAGGTCTATCATTACCTGATTCCGCAGACTAATTACGATACTCAAACCTACCTAGAGATACGCTTTTCAGTAACACCCTCAAGAGAACGATTCGAAATCAATGGAGATATCAAATGGTATGCAATAGATACCGATCATCAGCTCCCTAATTACCTCTGCATAAGGACGGGCGATCACGTGACGTTGAGCATAGGGGAGACTGAGATAATCGGTATGCTGTCATCATGCGTAATCCACAAGAACGGCCTACGAAGTGGTGAGGCTGATAACCTACCTATCCAAACGCCTTTCACGGTTGGCAATGAATTTAACTTTAGTGGTATCGAAATGCAAGGATGTGTGGTTGGATGAGTTTAACTGAAAACTTGGCTAAGTGTGCAAGGCTCAGAGGGGTGGGGGCACTACCCCATAGGACTGTCAGAGAATTTGCATGGTTTGTTGATGCAATCATTTATAATCATCCAGGTTACGAGAAATATGAGACTCGTATGGATGATGAATTTGATTTAACTGCGGAAGGAATTATAGGGGCGTGGGGCAAGGCGTTTCTGGATTATTGTAGAGAACACTACAAAGAGGTTTCATATCAAGACCAAGAGGTGAAAAAGAATGAGATATAGGTTCCGACACTATTGTGATTATTGTGGTTTGGAGATTGAAAAGCGCAAAGACATTTGTCGGAAAGTAATACATGGTCCGGGCGATCCAGTAATAGCCGAATATCACCCATGGTGTCTTAGAGAGGCGAGACTCAAAAGTGAAGGAGAAGAAACTGAATGAGTTACAATAACACCAGACGAGATGCCCCATCACCCCTCAAGAATGAGAATTGTAGATGGGGACAAATAACCCTCAAATGTCCTTGGTGTGGTACTGAACGGAAGATTAGAGTTGGAATAAGAGACATAACAGAGAGGAGTGCGGATTAAATGGATGAACTACTGATAGAAATCAAAAAAGAGATTTTAAACATCTTCCCACAGGGCATTCCTGAACATTCAGGGAGGCGGAGGATAAATGAATTACCAATAGAAAGGAAAAAGGAGTTTTTACACGTCTTTCCAAGTGGCACTCCTGAACAATATCCCCTAGACATTCTGAAAGCATATTTACATAACACTGAGGCGGGAAGGTGGTTTTCCAATGCGTGGGGCGACTCGGATGAAGGGTATGCGTTAGTCAGGGAGATGAACAATAGGCTCGACAGGGAAGAAGAGGCACTTCATCAGGCCATAAAGAAATTGGAGGAACCATGAACAAAACCCCCCCAATACTAGCAGGATTAATCATAATCATACTCATTGCATCTGTCGTCGTAGCAGGGATCATATTTTCCAATAGTTTAACTCAGGAAACAGACGTAGGCGACACCCCCATAAGCATATCATTCGGCGAAGTTGATTTAACAGGATACCCTCACCCACTAGGCGGGACGATAGTTGAGGACTTCAGAAATTTCCTGAGTTACATAATAACAGGTGAACTGGTAGATGAGAAACTAATCATCTCCACAGTAGCAACAATCAATGCCACTCTATATCTGAGTATAACGGCGACCCCAAGTGAATCGAGAGTTTGGATGTGGGATGGAAATTGGAACGAGCTAACATTCATATTAGACGGAACAACGAAAACGGCAGAGGTATTTGCCGGACAATTCACGGAAGGCTCGGCGAACGAAATACCCGTCGTGATCCAGTTCAATGAAGGTGGCCATAAAGTATTAACATGGTGGTGTGAAGGGTGAAGGAAATCATTGGGTACTTGAGCATTGATTCGGTAGATGAGCAAATTCAGATATATGGATCATGGGGGATAAGAAGTAGGTATGACCTGCTTTGGGTATTAGTGAAAGAGTTTGATAAAAAGAAGGTCAGAATCACAATAGAAGAGGTGGAAGAATGAAGAAAGCAGAATTCATAGGTGAAATGGACGACGTTGAGATTGATTTCTTCTCCGGGTATATCGCCGTAAAAACCAACCTTTTTGTAACGGATATCACAGCAACAGATATCCAAACACTTCAGCACATGACGGTGATTGGCCCAGGAAGAGAAGGTAAGAAAAATGTTCGTATAACAATAGAAGAGGTGTGATAATGAAGGATGAAGGAACAGCGGGAGGGGGCCCATGGGACTACAAACGCCCCCCAACAACAGCCGGTGATAAATATCCATACAATCTCCCTCATGAACCCCCAAGCATAGAACACAAGACCTCGAAGAAGACGGTGTTTATCATCATGCTTTTTGGGAGGCCCGTCAGAGTAACAATAGAGGAACTGGAGGAATAATGTAGATGAATGAAGAAAAGATTAAGAGATTCTCGGAGATATATGGGCGTAGATGGGATGATTTATCTTTAGAGAATGTCCGAAAGTGGTGGCTAGATAAAATCCCTGAGATGTTGAAAAACATGGGAGAAGATTCGAAAGAACATGACCTAGACCTCTTATGTTTTATCGCCGCCGCAGGATACGAAGAGGGATATTGGAATGGCTGAAGTGGAGGCCGAGGAATGAGCAAGGCGACCGGAACAGATTCGAGAAAAATAACTCTAACGTTTGATATATATATCGAGAGCGCAGAGGGTACACACGCAGTACATCATCAGTATAGAGGTGGGTCAGACAACACTGTATTTTCAGATTATCCGCTTCTTCTCGATCCCGAAACACTATTATACTTGAAATACAATATGCCATTGTAGGGGGAGAAAGATTGATAAATCAACCACTACCAACAAATCTCAAGAATATGAAGAAATTCTCGATAGAAGATGCCTGGAACGATAATACACTGGAAGGATATCTCAAGATGACGGGTGGCATGAGTTACGGTTCTCTTTATATCACTAGGGTAAATGAGAAAGAAACGGGAGAGCTGATATATTGTGCCCCGAAAATACCATATCCTTACGATAAGGACGGGTATGATTTCGGACGAGACATAAATGATATTCTCGTTTATGACAAGATCGACGGTACCAACGTCTTTCAATTCCAATACCATGACGCAGAGGAAAATGTGTATGTCTCATATAAGACCCGTAGGATGCCGAATCTATCTGATGAGTTCTTAGAAATGTGGAAAGAGATATTAGATATATATCCTGAGATACGGGACCTCCCAGATAATAATCCTAATCTATCTTTCGAGTTATACGGGGCGAAGAATAAGCACAGTGTGAGGTACGACGTAAGGCTAGATACCGCTATTCTGTTTGGTATAGAAAAAGATGGAACGGTCTTGGCCCCTGAGAATTTGAATTGTGGTTCCGTGCCCTACCCCGCCCTCATGACCACAATCAATTCTGATTCTGATCTGGCTTTAGAATATCAAAAACTAAGGCAATCCCTACAAGACAATCTAGTCGTATTGAATGAGGATATAAATGAATTTGAGATAGAGGGGATAGAGGGGGTTGTGTGGTATATGCGACACGATTATGGAGCATCAATGTTCAAATGCAAGCCCGAGGCGGTCCAGAACTTTGCGTTCAAAGTAGCAGAGGGAATACCCAAACACGCCATATACGCCACGATCCAGAATGCTTTTGAGGAAACGGAACAAGTCAATTTCGAATTGGTATTTAATCTTCTTAAAGAGGAATATGAGGAAGGGGCTATCTATAAGAAGGAGAGACATATCCGCCGGTTAATCGGTGGGATGATATTTGAGCATGGTTTGGAAAAGAGGATATCCGACAGGTATATGGAACTGAATAACAAAAATGAAATGTTCAATATAAATAAAGATAAGGGCCTAGTCATGAGACAGTTCGCCGAAGACCTAGTGGAATGGGGATATGATAAGAAGAGTATGGGAAAATGCTTTCAAACTATATGGCGCGATTTTGGTGATGAATGATGCGACCTCCCGGCTGTCCCATAGACAGGCATGGTGCAGATGAGGATTTCCTAGAAAAACTCGATTGTTTTAACTGCCCCATCAATCCCTATTTCTGCGATCACAAGATGGTGGTTATAGCGAACGAAGAATTGCCCACCCAGATCCTTGAATATGACGGCATCGATGAGATAGAGGCGATGATGCCCCCGATCAATTATCGATGTTACAAATGCGGGAAGGCGTACACACGAAATCAGGTGTTGATGGTCGATGGGGCGACGGGTGAACCATTTAATCCCGGCGAGTCGCCGAACGGGAAAACGGCCAGATTTATTTGCAGGAAGTGTCTGAGTGGTAAAGGCGGAGAAAATACAGCAGGGTATCAATAGAAGAGGGATAAACTATGGCTAAACCGAAAGTAATGCTAGCGATGTCGAGCAAGAGTGGACCGAGTATAAGGTGCTTTAATAGTATCCCATTCAAAGAATTTGAAACATGCAAGGCGGATAATTCTACATTCTTAGACGCATCGAGGAACCATCTAGTTGATTTTTTCCTGAAAGAGACCGATTGCGATTATCTTCTCTGGGTCGATGACGATGCTATTCTACCCCCGAATATAATGAGTCTTTTCGATTTGGATGATTTGGTCAAAGCTCCTTTATGTTGGCAATATAGGGAATTACCTGGGCCTGGCGTGGGTATGGTAGAATACGGGGTGTATAGGGAAAGCGAGGAGATCGGGAACGATACTATGGTCAACTATCATCTTGAGGTTGAACGAGATAAGATTATCAATAAAAATGAGAAGAAGAGGATAATAATATCTGATATCGATGCTATGGGGGGCGGTGTCTTAGCCATTCATCGTGATGTTTTTGAAGCAACGAGAGATGAACAAGGTGAGTGGTTCAGAACGAATTGGATAGATGAGAAAGGAAAAATAAGAAGGGCGGAGGATTTCTATTTCTATAGGTTGCTCCGCGATGCCGGTTATAAGATTGCCATAGATACTACAATAGAGTGTGGCCACTCCAAAACGATAGATATGAAGGCTGTAGGCAATTTGACATACAAGAATGTGAGATATATGTTAAGGAAAGATTATGATGAAAAACATACAGAAAGATTATGATAGTTACCGTGGGGTTGGTGATTATGGTATTTATCCGCCTCATACCTCCACGTTGATGCACAGTACGGTTAAATATGGCCGTAATCTTCGTATCGGGCCCAATACCGTAATAGGTGGCATTGCGTTCTTATATCCCCGTGATGAGGACTACAGGCCCCTTAATTTTGAAACACTAGGTGGTGTGGAGATAGGAGATAACGTTTCAATAGGCTCTAATGTGTGTATTGAACGTGGCATAGATGAGGGATCAGATACAATAATAGGCGACGACGTTAAGATAGATAATAACGTCTTGATCGGTCACGATACGGAAATAGGTGAGGGCACAAAGGTGATTGCCGGAACCAACATAGCCGGTCATGTATTTATTGGGATGTATGGTTACATAGCATTAGGAGTTTCAATAATACCCCATGTAAGGGTCGGTTCTTATTCTCTTATCGGAGCCGGTTCCACGGTGTTGCGCGATATACCGCCTTTC